AGGTAACTTCTCAATGTTATGACGCTCTACGCTGAAGCCTACGCCCGTACCACACATGAGAATGTACATAGTCTCGTCAAACGCACGTGGGCTATCTACAGGTACGTAAGAACAGTTGTATCCACCCACGTGGCATCTGTCCAGTGCGGGGCCACTGGTCATCAACGCTCTCATGCTAGGCATGACACTTATATTAAGCACAGCCTCTTCTAACTCTGCCCGTAGTTCATCAGATAGTTTATAGTCACATTTGTCTGCTAGATGCTGTTCCATATAATCAAAGTATCTGCATACAGTTTCACTCCATGTCTCTCTACGTTGCTCCTCCTCTTTCCAACGTGCGTAACGGGACAGTGCTATAAAGTTTTGATAATCTGTAGGTAATTGATTGCTTCTCATTTCTTACTCCGTAACTGTTCTTATGTTCTTAATATTAGCACCATCAATGTCATAAAAATATTCTTGGATGCTTTCCTCTAATTCGTCACCTACTCTCCCATCGGCAGGCACGGGGTATTCTTCATCGTCTATCTCAATGGTTATGTACATTTTAACTTTCATCACCTGCCATAACCTCTTCTATTAATTTCTCCAAGTACCACTTGGCCTTTTGCAAATCCTCTAGTGGTTTGTCTTTGTAGTCAAATCGCCAGAGATACTTCATGACATTGCCTTGCAAGTAATACTTGAAGCCCTTATCAGTTGCAGCAGAGATAGCATGAATGCACTCAATTCCTGTTTGGTTGTAGTGTGGTGGGTTATTAACCATATCAACAACATTGTCACTTTGTTTATTTGCTTGTGCCATACGTAACTCCTCTTGTGCTATCATTGCTTTCATAAAATCCTCGTGCCTACTCATGCTGACCCCTTAGTTTTTGTGTTAAACTGTAAGTGAACTACGTTACCGTCATAGGTTTTTTCAACGCCCACTTCTTCTTCTAGTTCTACACTAATATCACTCTCATTGTCAATAACTTTCATTACATATTCGTGAGCAATGTTACGTAATTCTTCGACCTCTTCCATTACAGGAACAGAGGCACACATCATTTTAGTGAAGTGCATAACTTGATGATAGTCTTCATCAACCAGTGGATTATCTGGCATAGCCATAATGGATATATCAACCTCACCAGACCACCTACCATTATCATCTGAGAATGGTCTAACCCGAATAATAAAATCCTCGTTGCTAATTTCTTTAGATAGTTTAGTCATCATCCTGTCCATGTCTATCTCCTTTTTACTTTTGTACCACCAAATTTAATAAACTTAGGGTGTTTATTCTTACCCTTTTCTTTTAACCAATCTTCAGGGATGATTCTATCATAGTAAAGAAACCCATGTTTTATACACCACTGAGCATAACTTGTCTTTGAATTTTTTTGTAATTTGCTTTTACTATTTGTAAAAACAAAACGAATATCTAAATTTGGATGTTGTTTCTTTATGCACTTGTGTTTTCTTCTATCTGCTACAGTAAATCTACCTTTAGTTTCTATTATAATACCGTTAGGCAGCACAAAATCTGGCGTATATGTTCTATAAGCTAAGTCTTCCCATTCAATCTTAATACCTTCATACAAAAACTTTATCTTTAGTTCTTGTAAGTACTCAGATATTTTTAGTTCCAGACCGCTACGATAACCATACTTTCGTGCTGCCCTAAATTGTTTATACGGTGACACTATGCCGTATCACGCCATGAGATAAATGGACTACGGTAGCCTAAAGCCTGTAGCTCTTCGCGCAAGACCTTATCTGCTTCATTACGCGCTGATATCGCCGCACGTAAACCTGCAGTCTTCCGTTCACGATACTCTTTCCTAAGTTCCGAAAGATGCAGTTCCGCTTCCTTAATTTGTTCTGCGAGTTCATTTACTTCAATCTCCATCTTAAACATACTCCTTTGCTAGTTCAACATATGCCACTATGGGCGGGTTCTTTGCCTGTGATTTTACAGCAGGTAATTCAGTAAGATTATCCCAACAATCAAAACGATAGCTGCAAAATTTGCATCCATCATTAAGGACTTTATTACCTGTGGGCTTGCCACGAAAAGTCTCAGGCACTGGTTCAAAACATCTTTCAAACTTATTCTCCTTTACTTTGTGAACCGTATCCTTTATTTGGGATACCTCTTTGTCAATGTCAAGACCTGTAGCTGGTACATACTTGAACTGCCCATTGGCTTTATTAACTACCCACCAACCACCAGCTTTCTTGCCGGATGCTTTAGCGTATCCTGCTAGTTGTGCCACATACCCGAAACCATCACCGCTGGCAAGACTGTCATAGGACTCAAACTTGTTTCTGTATGACCAGTCTGAAGCTGATTTAATATCATCAACTGCACCATCAACGATGAGGTCATAACTACCAGAAACGCTATCGTCACCAAGGTCAAGAGTAACTTTATTTGTGTCTTCATACTTCACTCCTGCTTCTGTTAATATACCTTTGAAGACAGCTTCAACGATGTCTCCAATCATCATGTTAATTACGAATGTTGTAGGAAAGGGTAACGCTACCTCTGGCTTGTTCTTGTCATACCAAAGTTGACAAGTTGGTCTACCTACATTAGACATGCGTAGACTAAACTTGTCTCGCTTGTTACCCCCACCAAACTGGCGTTGTGCAGCAGCCATGACATCATCACCAATCTGTTTGATTGTTTCAGGTGACATGCTTGATTTACCACGTGTGGCATTATCAAGATACTGATGCAGTGCCAGTTCAGCAGGGTGTTTCATTAAGCCACCTCTTCTTCAAACTCAATATCAACAACTTCCTCAACACCAATATCATCAAGCAATTCATCAGACTTTTCTCTAGTCTTTTCTGAATAAGACTTGATAATGTATTGATTGTAGTTAGTTACCCAAGCCATAAAGTCAGCAAACTTTTCTTGGTCATCTTGGGTAAGGTCAATACTATTAGCAATGTCTAGTGACGTTACAGGTAGATAAAAACTATTACCGTTTGGTAATTTACGCTCCTCAGTATTCAATGTGACATTATGCTGCACAGGTAGTCTCTTCATCTTTGCTAACTGTGAAAAGACAGAGCCTACAGTTTTAAATGCATCACGATTTTCTACTTCCCAGATAAATGGGGTGGCTTCAACTTCTACATCTGCGCCATCCACATCTTTTGGATTAGTAAGCTGCACAGTTCCTATCACTACACGAACTCTCTTAATAGAGCGTATCAATTCTTTTGTGGCATCTGGCAAAGAATTAAAATCCTCAATCCAACCAGCAGGTTTACCACAATTAAAACCCCCATCATTATCTTTTAAATCCATGTTAAGTGTATCAGCCATAACAGTTTTAACATAGCGATTAGGACTGCCACCACTGCCCATGACAAACTTTTTATACATGTAGCGTTGTAAAAATGGACGCATAACAGCAGACTCTGCATAGTACGTGGGTCCATCAGGCAACTCTAACTTATAAGTGCCACCCTTAACTTTGATACTGTCAGAGCCAAGAATAGGCGAATGATTTATTCTAAGACGTGCAAGAAACACTCCTTGCTTCTTAACAACAGCAGCCTCATTAGCAATACCCATAGCTTTAGCCATTTCGCCAAAGTTGTTTGTGTCGATAGTCATTACTTGATTCATACAATTATCTCCTTTTCTTTTGTAAGATGCATAGTTATATCAGGTTATGTCCTTTGTGTCAAGCCAATTCGGACCAATTTTTGCTTCTAAAAGTAGAGGCACATTAAATTCTACACCCCATCGTTGCGTAATTAAATAAGGTAACTCTTTATTTGTATCGTCTATTACCTTAATTACATTATCTTCTTCCTCTGGGTGTACATCTATAACTATACTATCATGCACAGTGTTTACTATACAAGATTTCATATTACCTAATAGCTTGTCTATATGTAACATAGCAATAGGCACTATGTCTGCAGTAGCAAATGACTGCACAGGATAGTTTTTAATTTGTGTGAAATGCGATATGGTTCCACTAGACTTTCTATAAACCTCTGGAAAAGAAAACTCTCTTCCGCTGGGAGTGGTAATCTTTTTCTTAGTCATAGCTTCTTCAGCCAGTCTGGTATGCCATTCTCTGACTCCTTTGTATTTCTTTGTAAAGTGTTCATAATATGCAGCTTCCGCTGGCGTTCTCCCAAAGCCCGTTGCGCCATAAAGCGGTGCAAACGTGTGAGCCTTTGCAGTCTGCCTATCCGTAGGTTGACCAGCATCGGTAATAACTTTAGCGGTGTATGCGTGTACATCAAATCCAGTAGATACCTCTTCAATAGCAACTCCATCTTGTGATAGGTAGGC